AACCCTGCATACATGATTACTAACCTTACCTCTGAAGCAGGTGAAGTGGCGGGTAAGTATGCTAAGTGGATTCGAGATGGTGTCTTGGACGAAGTAGGAATGAAGAAGGAAGTTGGTGATGTACTGTGGCAGATTGCAGGTTTATCCACTGTGATGGGCTGGAGTCTCGCAGATGTTGCAAGTCAGAATTTACGTAAGCTGGCAGAACGCCAAGCTAATAACACTATCACTGGAAATGGAGACTCTCGATGAACTACGATGATGAATATAAAGACCACACAGGTTATGCTTTTCAGTATACAGATTGCGATGGTAAAGTATACAATACAACAATCGAAAGTCCCGGTCCTACATGGATGGAGGCTTTGAATGACTATGTGAAGTTCCTTGAATCTGTGTTTAAATACGAGATTCAATCTAACATTCGTTTGAAGGAACCTAGCTATAAGAAAGAACTAGATAAGATTCACGATTATATTGATCCTTGGACAGGTGAATACTTCAATGACGAAGAAGATGAAGATAATCACTCTCGCTTTGGTACTTGATAAATATGAAAATCTTAGTTATTCCTGACTGTCAAGTCAAAGAAGGAGTACCTTTAGAGCATCTAGAGTGGGCAGGTAAAGCAATCTGTGACTATCGACCTGATGTTGTTATCAACATTGGCGACTTCGCAGACATGCCTTCCCTGTCCACTCACGATGTTAAAGGGTCTAAGTACTTTGAAGGTCTTCGGTACAAGAAGGATGTAGAGGTAGTTAAGGAGGCTATGAAGAAGCTTCTGCAACCTCTGCGTGACTTGCAGAAGACTCAAAAGGATACCAAACACAAGGTGTATAAGCCTCGTATGGTGATGACTCTGGGTAACCATGAGAATCGTATCAATCGTGCTGTTAACAATAACCCTACCTTGGAAGGCTTAATATCAACAGCCGACTTAGGTTACGAAAAAGATTGGGAAATACATGACTTCCTCCATCCTGTTTTTATCAATGGTGTTGGTTTCAACCATTATTGGCCTGTTGGAGCTATGGGCAGGCCCGCTGGTACTGCTAGTGCTATTGTTAATAAGCTCCATATGTCTTGCATTGCTGGTCATCAACAAGGCAAACAAATAGCATATGGTAAGAGGGCTGACGGCAAACCAATCTGTGCTATTATTGCAGGTAGTTATTATCTGCATGATGAGGATTATATGGACAGCTTGAGCAATAGGCATTGGCGTGGTTTGGTTGTTCTGAATGATGTTAAAGATGGCGGCTTCGATGAGATGTTGTTGTCCATTGAATACCTAGAAAGGAAGTATGATGACAGTAAATAAATGTATTACTTGCTTCTATGCAAAGATGGATAAGGAACTAGAGGCTCCTTGTGTTACCTGTACCGGATATTCTAATTGGGTTCCTTCGGATATGTATACTTCTGATTCTACCGATGAAGACTTCTGGTTCGTGACAGACACAACAAAGTATGACACGGTTAGTAAACCTAAACACTATATGTTGTTTGAAGAGCAAGGAATTGAAGTTCGGGATGTGATTGAGAAGTTGGTCAAGAAGATTGAATGGTATCCTGATGGACTAGCAATCTCTGACTATGTCCAACTGATGCAATACCTGATGCGCTTCATGGACAAGAATGGTCTTGAAGATTTGAAGAAAGCCTTATGGTATCTTGAGAAACTGATTGAAGCGTATGAATCTGACTTTTGAAGAGATCAAAGAGAAGCTTGCAATGTTGGACGAGATTACCCTGATGGAGTTGTTAGACATCACCAGCCATGATCTTGTTCAGCGTTTCGATGACATCATTGAAGATAATTTAGATAAACTAGAAAGAGAAATTGAATGACCCCATATAATGAATACATTGCCAAGAGTCGATATGCCCGTTACTTGGATGATAAGGGACGCCGGGAGCATTGGCCTGAGACAGTGGTACGTTACTTCGACTTCATGGAGAAACACCTGAAGAAGAACCATAACTACACACTGACAGGTGAACTGCGTAACAAGCTCCAGACTGCTGTAACTAACCTTGATGTTGTCCCTTCAATGCGAAGCATTATGACAGCAGGGGATGCGTTAGAGCGTCAGAACATTGCAGGGTACAACTGCTCATACTTGCCTATTGATGATCCCAAAGGCTTTGATGAGGCAATGTACATCCTCCTGTGTGGTACAGGTGTAGGCTTTAGTGTGGAGCAAAAGTATGTCAACAAGTTACCGGATATTCCAGAGAAGTTGTATGATAGCAATACTGTGGTTGCTGTTAAAGACTCCAAAGAAGGATGGGCAAAGGCTTTACGACAGGTTATCTCCTTGCTTTATGCAGGTGAGGCTCCTAAGTGGGACGTATCGTCAGTACGTGCGGCTGGAACTAGGCTTAAAACCTTTGGTGGACGAGCATCAGGCCCAGAACCACTTGTGGACCTTTTTAAGTATGTGGTCAGCAAGTTCAAGACTGCTTCTGGTCGCAAGCTTACTTCGCTTGAAGCACATGACATCCTCTGCAAGATTGGCGAAGTAGTTGTCGTTGGTGGTGTACGCCGTAGCGCTATGATCAGCTTGTCTGACCTTGGTGACGATCGTATGGCACATGCCAAGGCAGGTAACTGGTGGGATGGTAACGGACAACGAGCACTAGCTAATAACAGTGCCGTATACGAAGTCAAGCCCGATGTAGGTCAATTTATGCGTGAATGGAGTAGCATCTATGAGAGTCATTCGGGAGAGCGCGGAATCTTTAATCGCTATGCTTCAGAGCTTCAAGTGGCTAAGAATGGTAGACGAAAACCTAACCAAGAATGGGGTACTAACCCTTGTAGTGAGATTATTCTTCGTCCTTATCAGTTCTGTAATCTTTCCAGTGTTATTGTTCGTAGCACTGATACTCTGGATCGACTTCGGGATAAAGTTCACATGGCGACTATTCTCGGGACTTTTCAGTCAACGATGACTAACTTTCCGTATCTGCGGAAGGTGTGGCAGACGAACACTGAAGAGGAGCGTTTGTTGGGTGTATCAATGACAGGCATCATGGATAATTCTTTACTGAATAACCCTGATAACCCTGAACTGGCTGGAATCTTGGAAGGACTTAAAGATGTTTCTATTAGTACTAATGCTGAATATGCTGACGCAATCGGTATTAATCGTTCTGTTGCTATCACCGCTATCAAGCCTGAAGGTACTGTCTCTCAGCTTACGAGTACTGCTAGCGGTATTCACCCTCAACATTCCTCTTATTACATTCGGCGTGTACGGTCTGATAACAAAGACCCTCTGACTGACTTCTTGAAAGAACAAGGATTCCCGTCTGAGCCATGTGTGATGAAGCCTGAGAGCACTACGGTGTTCAGCTTCCCGGTAAAGGTTAATGAAGGTGCTGTGCTGCGGGAGGACTTGAGTGCCATCCAGCACTTGAAGTTGTGGTTGATGTATCAGCGTCACTACTGTGAGCATAAGCCCTCTGTTACCATCTCTGTGTTGGAGCACGAGTGGCCTGAAGTTGGTGCGTGGTGTTGGAAGAACTTTGATGAGATTACAGGTGTGAGCTTCTTGCCAATGGATTTGGGGACTTACAGACAGGCTCCTTACGAAGAAATGACTAAGGAAGAGTATGAACTACAACTTAGTAAGATGCCGGTAGGTATCCCATGGGAAGAATTTAAGGAGATTACAGACAATGTCGAAGGTGCTCAAACCCTCGCTTGCACCGCAGCAGGTGGATGCGAAATTTGAGTTAGCCTGTCCTATTTGCAAGAAAGGTAGGGATTTTCAAACTAAATCAGCAATGAAACAAGCTGAAAAGAAAGAAACTTCCTGCTTTTCTTGTAGGACTGTAGCTAACAATAAGAATAGAAAAGGAACTAAAGCAGGTGATAAAAATCCTGCTTGGAAGGGATACAAAGATGTTCCCGGTAAAGTTCTTAGTAAGTTAAAACGAGATGCTAAGACAAGAGATATTGAATTTCACATTACGTTAAAGGACATCCAGAATAGGTACGAGCAGCAAAACAAGTGCTGTGCTCTTTCTGGTATTCCTGTGCTGTGGAACTTCAATGCTTCTGTTGATCGCATTGATTCTAATGGTCATTATACAGTTGATAATATTCAGATTGTTTTAAACATAATAAATATTATGAAAAGAGACATACCTGAAGATTTATTTATCTTTCTGTGTAAACTAATAGCAGGTAAACAAACATGCAAATGATCGTGTATACAAAAGAGAACTGTCCAGCTTGTGTAGCTTTAAAAGCAAGGCTACAAAAAGAGGGCGAGTCCTTTACAGAGGTTAACATCGGTAGAGATATTACAAGGGAAGCATTCATGGAAATGTACCCTGACGTTCGACAAGTGCCTCACATTAAATTCGTTAAGGAGTAAGATGGCTAGTAGTAAACAAATGAGCCGAGCTATTCCAGCTAAGGAATTGACTCCACGAGAGAAGGTTAATAACAGCCTGAAGATTAAGCTGGATGACATGACTGTTATCAAGCCTAAGACTGAGAAGCAGATGGACTTCTTTGAAGCCTATCAAGCCTCTAACTACTTCATGGCACTGCATGGCGTAGCAGGTACGGGTAAGACATACATTGCCCTGTACAAGGCCTTGGAAGAGGCTATGGATCGTAACAATCCCTTTAACAAGGTGACTATCATCCGTAGTAGCGTTCAAAGCCGTGACATTGGCTTCTTGCCGGGTGATGCAGATGAGAAGATGGAGGTGTATATCCAACCCTATCGTCAAATCTGTGCTGAACTGTTCAAGCGTAAGGATGCTTGGGATCGTTTGTCTGAGCAGGGGCATGTGGAGTTCGTATCTACCTCATTCATTCGAGGTACTACCTTTTCCAATACTATCATCGTGGTGGATGAGGTTCAGAACATGACTTTTGAGGAACTAGACACCATCATTACTCGTGTTGGTGACAAATCCAAGATCATCTTCTGCGGGGACTACCGACAAACTGACTTGAAGAAGAAGGATGACAAGAGCGGTATCTTGAAGTTCTTTGACATCGCAGGAAGGATGAAGGAGTTTGTACGTATTGAGTTCCACATTGAAGATATTGTTCGTAGCTCACTCGTAAAAAATTATATTATTGCCAAGACTAACTATGAGGATGGTGTATAATGGGGAAAGACAAACTATGGTTAGTAGAGTTTTATAAACAATCTCATTTACACAAAGACAAGGTACTTGTAAGCTTTGATGATTTGTGGGATGTCGTTCGTCATTATACTTGGACTTACCCTGATTATGATCCTACGGCTGATTACATTTTAATCAAACCATCAGATATTACATATTATTCAAATAACCAAGAGATGATTGAGGATGGTGTATAATGAAGAAAGCCAATGAAGACATGGAAGAACTTATGATGATGATGCCTGAGCAGAAGGGTCTTATTCGTACCATCACTCAGCAGATGAATACTCACCTAGTGTTCATTGATGATGATATTACCTCACCAAGTAACTACCGTGATGTGATCCATTGCCTAGCTACCTGCAACGAGAATGATTCAGTTAATTTATTGGTGAATAGCTCAGGAGGTCGTACAGACTCTATCTGGCAGATCATCGAAGCTATGAAAGGATGTCGAGGTGAAGTCTCTGTTACGGTTATCGGTGCTGCATATAGTGCTGCCTCTATGTTGGCTTGTATGGCTCCTCAGTGTTACATTGCTGAGTCTGCTGAGTTTATGCTCCACACTGCCCATTATGGTTCTATTGGAACTGTGCCAAATGTTAAAGGACAAACTGATTTTGCTACAAGGCAAATAAATAGATTACTAGACACTTGCTACAAAGGGTTCTTGACGGATAAGGAATTAGCTGAGTTGAAGAACGGTAAGGAGTATTGGTTTGATTCTGAAGAGGCAGGTAAGAGGATGGTTAAGCGATACAAGTATTTAGCGTCACTACAGATGCCTCCTAAACCTAAGCGAGAGAAGAAAGTTAAGGTAGAATGACAAAGGCCCGTATGAGCGATAAACTCATACGGGCCTTTTGCGTTACTTGCTATTATGTGCAACAGTGATGAAAGCAGCTACGGTAGCTACAATCCACAAGAGAGGTTTAGCTACTTTAGCGATCCACTCTAGGACGGTGAAGGCTCCGGAGGCAGCGTTAAAGGCTGATACCATTCCTTCTGTGTCCACTGACACCTTATCTACCTTAGCTTCTACAGCGATTAGTCTATCATAAATCTCATTGTGAGATACTTCTGGTTTGCTCATTTCCTACCCTTTAGTTCCATAATCTTCTCTAGTGTCCTGCCCCCGAAGTAGAAGGACATAACGAGCATCCCCCACTGACCTAGAAGCTGTACATACGATTCATTGGCTTTGATGCCATGAGCATCCATGATACCAAAGGTGAAGTAACCTGCAAAGATAGCCACCAGAGTCATTGGCCTAATGTTCTTGGATAACCAAGAGTCACTGGACATATCCGCTGTGTGTCTATCTGAAAGGTTATTCTGTTCTATCTTAAATAACTCAGTCTCATTTGCCATCTTAGCGAGTTCACCTGATTGGGCTAACTCAAGTAACCTCACCTGAGCCTCT